CCGTGCAAGCCCTGAGTGCTTCCGCCTCGCTAGGCCTCAACCTCCCCGAGTCGACGAGCCCCTCAACGAGGGACTCGACGATGTCGAGGGGGAGGAGGTCCGTAGCGGTCTCGAGGTCCGATGAGACGAGACGGCCTCCCTTCCGAAGGAAGGGCGTTACCGGTCTCCCACACATCGGGCCCCGAGTGATGGGATCCCTGCGCAGCCCGATGAACAAGCGCTTGCGCGCTTCATGTCCTCGGGCTACCAAGAGCGCGGGAGACTTCGTCACGACCCGTGCCTTTAGGCCCGGTTCAGGGAGGACGAGGGCGCAAGCCCTCGCCTCCGGGACCGGGGCCTGGAGGACGCGGTGTTCCGCGACGAGGATCCCCCACTCTTGGTGCAAGATCCCTGGAGGCGGCTCCACGTCGCACTCGGGTGCCTCTTGGAGGTACTCGCGGATGACAGCCGTCATCCCCCCGTCCTTCCTGCCCTTTTCAAGGCAGGCGGAACCGGAGAATGATGGCCCGAGCATCGCGGGTACCTTTGGGAGGTACTTTTCTGCCCAACGCTTAGAGTAAGCGCGGGCTGCGACGAGGAGATCATCACCAGTTTTGAAGGCCGAGAGGAGGTTCTTCCTATGTTGAACGAGCGAATCCTGGAGCTTCCTTTCAGAAGCCACCGGGAGGGCCCGCTTGACGTAAGAGAACTGGGCACAGAATTCCGTCCAATTGGACGGGCAACTTACACCCAGGAACTTCCTCAACGGCCTAGTCTGGAAGACCCAGGCAGACCTGCAAGCAGCAGAGTCCACCGCAAGGCGTTGAAGCAATGCTTCGACGCCCTGCGATAGGGCAATGGTGCAAGCGCGGCGCAAAACCGCGTGCAGGAAACGCTCTGGGCCCTTCAGGCAGAGGGGTGAGAGGGAGAGGGGTCGCTTGAACAGGGCGCAAGACGCGGCGTAAACCGCAGCGAGCCCCCCGTCCAGGCGGCCCCACTCCTTCCCACGGAGTGGTCGATGACCACCAGAAGTACAATTACCACCCTCGCGGGTGGTGGCTAAACGGCGTGCTAGGCCCTGCAAAGGGTCCAGAGCACGTCCGTGGCGCCGCCGAAGCGACGAGGGATGCCCTAGGGCAACCCCGGATGTGACCTGTTTTCTTG